CAACGGTAGATCATGGGTGAAGATTGAAAGTGATGTTCGCACACAACTCACTCCAGGTCCGAACAACAATACTTTACGCTCCAGCTTCGTGAACAATACATACACTGTGAATACCACAGACCTTGGCAACATACCTAGCCGTCAGAGCTTGAGTGAAGCATTGATACCAGATGCTGCCAATGGTGATCAAGGTGGTAATTTGCCGCCTAACCCATATCCACCAACACAACCTTACCAGAAATCCAGCTAAACATGAGCCTTAAAGAACTTACAGCAGATAAACATAGAGCAGCAGAAACCACACAGTTCATGAAGGCAGTGTTTGCAAACACATTGCCACGTGAGCATTGGGTGGACTTTACCTATCAAAAAACATTGTTCTACAGCACAATTGAAACCGCAGCATCCAATCAGGGGTTGATGACTGACATTGAACCCATGCGTAGATCAGCATTGCTCTCACAAGATTATGAAAAAATGGATGGCGGTGCTCGTGAATTCAAACCTGCGGTGTTGGAATACCATAACTACATACAGACACTGACAGATCCTGCGAGAATCATGGCACACTTGTACACATGGCACATGGGTGATTTGTTTGGTGGGCAGATGATTAAAAAACTTGTGGATGGGCCGCACAGCAGTTTGGATTTTTTAGATCCTCCTGTGTTAATTGCAGCCATGAGACGCAAACTATCAGACGACATGGCTGAAGAAGCCAACATTGCCTTTGACTGGGCAATACAAATACTAAATGAATATGACCACTAATCTTTGGCAACGAATCTTGAAAGTAGCAGAGTTCTTTGAATCACGTTTTAAAGAAACAGGCACACCTATTGTGGATGTGGCCGAACACTACGACTGGTACAATCGACTGTATACCAGCTCTACCTATCGCAGAGCACATGTTGAGATAGTGGATAAAACTGCTACTCACAAGATTCTTGTGCTACATTGCACAGTATTTCCACACTACAATGACCCTAGCCCAATCTGGGGGTTTGATGCTGTATGCGGTCCGAACAAAATTACAGGAGCATTCCATGACTTTAGTGATGGTGGCGATCCTGATCACTTCATGATGAAACACTTTGCCGACACTGTGAAAGATGTGACCTGGAACAAACCCAGAGTATTGCCACAGTGGGCAGCAGAGATTTTCAGTTCAAATATCGTGGCAGCAGGCAATGTGAGCGACGAAGCCGAACTGGAAAACTTGTGTCAACTGGCAGAAGCAAACTTAGATTACTATCTCAACAATGTGGGCAAAACTGCACAGTCTGAACATGATTACTGGCCGGCGCAAAGTCGCTACAATGCCAATAACAAATTGAATCCACATGTGGCTCGCAGCATGATCAGTATGGGTGTAGAAGAAGCTGTGATCAAGAAGTTCATCGACGAAGTGTTATACCCAGAGCATAGACTATGAGCCAAATGTTTTTTAATGATGATCAGATACGTCGCTATCTACTGCAATTCACTCGCATGTTCAGCTTGTTTGAAGTTGAGTATGGACGTAATGAACAAGGCACAAGTGATCTAATTCGTGTGCCCATTCGTTATGGTGATGCCAGTCGTCAAGCACAGACCATATTGAATCAAAATTCTGCCAACAGTTTAAATGCCACGCCGCTGATGACATTTTACATTACTGAATTAGCATATGATCGAGATCGCATGCAAGAGCCGTACCATGTGAACAAGATGTTTGTGCGTCAACGCACCTATGACGCAGGTACAGAAAGCTATGAAACCACACAAGGCAATGCATTTCAAATTGAAAGACTCATGCCTGTGCCTTACAAGCTGACCATAAACTTGGACATCTGGACCAGCAACACCAATCAAAAGATGCAGTTGTTTGAGCAGATTGCTACGCTGTTTAATCCTGCACTAGAAATACAGGCCACAGACAATTACATCGACTGGACCAGTCTCACTGTGTGTAATCTTGACAATGTGAAGTGGAGTTCAAGAGTTATTCCTGTAGGTACTGAAAATCCTATTGATATCATGACCATGACATTCAGTTTGCCTATCTGGATCAGTAGTCCGGCCAAGGTCAAGAAACTGGGTGTGGTAGAGCGTGTGATTGCCAGCATCTTTGATGCACAAGGTGATGCTGTTAATGCACTAACTGATAATGATTTGTTGTTAGGTACTCGAGTCAAAGTCACTCCTTGGAGTTATCAAGTATTGCTACTGGATGGGCAGCTACAGGTATTGCAGCCTCCACAACCAGTGAATCCAGATCGTATTAGCCTAGCACCGTTTGGATTTCCTATAGTAGAAAGTCCACAGATCACTTGGCCCACTGTGATTGGAGCGTACGGTGTGCTACGTCCAGGTATCAGCTATATTACGTTGGACAATCCTTGGGCGCCTGACAGCAGTATCATCGGTACCATTGCCGTGAATCCAGCTGATGATCGATTGTTGATTTACAACATTGATCCCGACACTGCACCACAAAACACATTGAGTCCCGTGGATGCTGTTATCAACCCATTGACCACAGCACCCGGAGATGGGTTAGATAGCAGTCTGACCGGACAAAGATACTTGCTGAATGAAAGCACTGGAGATGCTAGTAATAATGCCAACCCAGAAGCATGGCTAGGCACCGGTGGTCAGCCACTGATTGCTCACGCCAATGACATCATTGAATACGATGGTGTACGATGGACTGTTGCATTCAACAGTAGAGATACAACAGATGCACAATATGTAATCAACTTGACCACTGGAATTCAATTCTATTGGAATGGTACCAAGTGGGTCAAGAGTATTGATGGGTTATACACCGGTGGCACATGGAATCTGGTATTGTAAGAGCTGTAGGGGTTTGGTTTTATTGCGCAAATACCGGTAGATATCTGTATCTGTTGCGCAACGATTCAAAGTATCCTGACACATGGGGGCTAGTCGGTGGCAAAGTAGAACCTAACGAAACATTGATTGCTGCTGTAGAGCGTGAATGTGCTGAGGAACTAGGATCTGTTCCAGAGTATCAGCAGTTGATCCCAATTGAAAAATTCACTAGCCCGGACTCTGCATTTGAATATCACACCTTCTGGTGCAGAGTAGACCATGAGTTTAGTCCCGATCTAAATCACGAACACATTGGCTATGCCTGGATTGAAACTGGACGCTGGCCAAGACCGTTGCATCCAGGATTATGGAACACAGTGAATCTAGATACTATTCAAAAGAAGATAACTTCTCTTGAACGTACCTGTATTAGATAATCAATCAAAAAAGAATATATGCCACAGTCGGCAGTTATCGTTGTTAAATCCAAAATAATCTGTGGCCGAGTGGATGTATCCAGCATTGAATATAACCAGGCGGTTGTATACATTACCAAATGAATCCACTGGTTCAAAGATAGTTCGATCTAGATTCTGACTGCCAGGTCTAAAGCATTTTAAAATGTCAGGATGAGTGATGTGCCTAATGTCTGTGCCCTTGAGTGCATGGGTTGATGTGCCAGACTGATACGGTGCATCCGGAGTCAGGTACAACATAGCTGCCCAAGTTTGATTATCGCAATGATAGGCGATTGGCTCACCTTCCTTGCACACTTGGAATCGACCATTCATGCCATGCTCTTCCCATTTCACAATCTTGCGATTCATGATGTATTCAAATTCTTCTTTAAGTCCAGGAAACAAGAATTGTTCTTTGGTACGGTCGCCTATGTACCGTTTACCTAATCCGCCTTGATCATATTCTTGTGCCAAGGCAAACTTACGTATTGCTTCAGGATTCTGATAAAAATTATCAACTATCCATACACCGGGCATGGGTTGCTGATTGATTATGTTAGAAGCAGTACGAGCAATGTTTGCTTTGGTATCGACTGTGATTGCTGCGGTTGGCAAACTTACAGGAAACATATAGTCAGTAGCAAACTTTATGCCGTTGCCGACATCTCGCAGACTGTTCCTTGTGGCTTCATCCACTAGTTCAGGATGTACCCACCAATCTTCATAGCTGTGAACTTTATTGTAAGCAACATCGCTGACCAGGAGTTCGTAACCTTGGCTTTGTAGAAATTCTCTACTTTGATCTCTTACGTTTTGATTGTAGTAATAATCATGTTCAAATGTTATCACAGCAAATCTGTATTGATCAAACGGTATATTTTTTAGAACTGTAAATGAAATTTCCGGTGGGTCACAATCCACTTGCAAGTAATCAATATCCTTGGAGAATCCTTTGGTAGCAAGAGTTGCAGAATAGTTCACTGTGGTTGCATCTGTGCATATCACATCGTTTTTGCGTCGATATTCAAAGTCTTTTACTTTTTGTGGCTCATATTCAATACTTAGGCCTTTCCAATCAAACATAGTTTCTAACAATGCTGTGTTGTTGCCGTAGAACGGGTCAGCACTGCCAATTTCAAGATATTGCCCATTGCGCTTGCCTCGGGTTGCTGCCAACACAAACAAGTCTTGATAGCTCTGACTGAAGTTTTTCTTGATATTTCTGACCCCATCGAACGACAATCGAATGCTGTCAATCATGCTGGAATCATAATAAGTGTGAGTGAACAAAGGTACTAGGTCGGGTGCATTGTTCCACTTGGGTGTTTCGTTTAAGGGAATCTTAGGTAATCCACAATTTGTAAGATTATTGTTCACAGCAGTTTCATACATAGGCAACATCTTGTAGTTGTCTTTGAGGAACAGCATGATCTGTCGACTTTGTTCAGTTAGTCCTACCCACCAACTGGTCATCCCTTTCTGGAACAACAATCCATAATACCCTGGATAATATTCTGGAATCACAGATGCAGTACTGAAGTCAGCTTGATTCAATCCCAACACAGCCACGGTATGACTTTCTTGCCATTCGTTACGATTTTCATGAATCCGGCTCAGCAAGAAGTATGCCTCTGGCCTAGTTGGTATCAATGCTATGGATTTTAGCAGCAGACCTTTTTCTGTGTCGTCTCTAGTTTTTTGTTTTTCCAAACAAATACAGCATCGCATCAACGCTTCGTATTGTTGCAAGTCAGTTGAACTACGTTCTGCTGTGCGCAGATAAAAGCTGATGGCTGCGCCGGTTTGGCCTATGCTTTCGTATTCTTTTCCCAACTCAAAATTGATTATGGGATTTTCGGAGTCTTCAATAAAGTTAGCTAAATTTTTCATGTTAACGATGGAAAGTTATAATTTTTTCTTTAGGATCTGTAGCATTTTCACAGAAGTTACATAGTTCGTAACAGGTCTGATCCTCTGGTATAACATCTTCATAAGTTTGTGTGGCCAAGTTGCCAATGATATGTTCTAATCCGTAATCCATACAGCATAGACTCACATCACCATTGGGCAATAGCACATTATGATACAATCCTTCCACACATCCACAAGTTTTAGATCCTGTGTGTGTGATAGCATTCCAACGATCACGCAGGGTGACCAATTGTGGTTTAGCCACGCTTTCTCTAATGAGATTGCCGGCTCTGCTCCACATTTCATAACTGGGTGCCCAATCAAATATGTGTCGAATACTAGGGTGTAGTTCTTTGCCCATGCTCATCACAGAGAAGTTCTTTATTCTGTGTTGATTGTCTCGGATCCACTCTAGTGTCTTGAGATATCCTGGAGTGATAGGGTGCCTTGCTAGCATTTCAGCATCGGGCAAGTGCAATACAAAACCACCGTTGGGGTTGCCGGCAAATGGTATGTCTACGATTGCTTCCATATCTTCAATACTCACACCAACTCCGGTGGTAAACACACTCACAGGATGTCCTTGCTCATGTGCGTATACCACCATCTCGGTGCAGTATTTGTTCATCCACGGTTCAGTGAATCCAGCAAACGTGATCCGTACATCTGTGGGCACTTTGTCGACCATGGTCTTGAATGCCTCCAAGGTCAAGATTCTTGTACCTTTGTATACTTCTTCCAGTGTACGTTGTGGGCAGAACACACAATCAACTACACAGCCTTTTTCGGGAATGATTGTGGTAATTTCAAGTGTGGGTGCTGGATAGTGTTGCCACTTTTGTTTGACTGGTACCGCAACTGGGTTGTTGATATAAAGCATGATTGCGATATGTCGATCTATAAACCAATCACTCCACACCGCCCATTTGATATCCACATAATCAATACTGAGCACTTGGAAATCTGTGAGTTCTTTCAAGTAAGTGTCTCTAAACTTACGGAATTTTTCTTTGAGGGTAGGAGTGGTAAGATGCACTTCCATGGCAATCTTACGTACATTGTTCTTGATCCAGTCAAAATTTTCATCGTTGAGAACATCATATTCTCCACCTTCGCAATCCATCTTGAGAAAATCAATATGTGTAAGTTGTTGTTCAGCTATCAATGTACTGAATTTGATAGTGTCTAGTACGATTCCATCTGTGCCGTCACTGTGATCTACTTTGTTCTCATCGTACATGCCGCAGCTATAGTTTTGCCCATCCGAATGCCCTATTGCTTTGTTTATGGTAGCGACAGGTATGCCTGTGTTACTGACATTTTTTACCAGTGTGGGATATAAATCTTTATGTGGTTCTAGACAAATCACACGACTGGGATTTTTAGATGCAATACTCCAGGTAAACGGACCTGCACTGGCACCTATGTCCACAACAACATCACCGTCGGCAACTTCGCCAAATCTCTGATAAGCATTGTCTACAAATATTTCATTAGTAACGGTGTTGTAGAAATTTTTGTTGTTGGACAATGCACCCCAATCAAACTTGTGTGTTGCACCATTGTGAGTTATGGTTGGTACTACTAAATCAGTGTAGTTTGCTTCTTTGATAAATTCATCCACAAATGTTCGTGGTATCTTCAAAATAAATGCACAGTTGTCCTGGAACCCAAAAGTAACCAACAAGTGATCTTCATACCAGGCCGCACCACAGCAAAATTCAATGTCAGCATTCATGAAACTAAATGCATCAGTATAGGCCAGCAGTTTCCAATTGCGATTCCACATCACAAATCTATGTCTGTATGTGGCATCTTTTTTACCAGCTGGACTGTTGAATAAGTTGGTTTCATGCACTAGAGCTATGTAGTTGTCGCCGTAGGGAATAACTTGACTGCCGCCACGGAAATCTGGAACACCGGGTATACGATTAGTATCAGAAAATACAGTATGTGTTTGGCCAGTGTTGATGTCGTATTTTACTACTTCTGTGGGATTAGACCACTTGACATAGGTAAACTGCTGATCCAGCACTGGCATCCAGTTCTTCTCGCAATAGCTGGTATTGTCTCCTAGTGCAGGAATCCGTTTGCGTCTATTTTCTTTAGTGTGATCAGGAGAGATAGTGATCTCAGACAGTTCCATACGCCCTTCACCGTGAGTGGTGGTATCTCTACGAACTCCGGTCAGCCATAATTTGTGATCCCACCGCATGAGTCTTGCATCTTCCAACCCTACAAATTCCCAGATTGGTTCTTTATCACACGCAGATGTATCCACTTTCATCACTTGTTTGATTGTGAGATCCGGATTCAATACACACATGTAATTCCAGGTGCGAAGATGGATATCATTTTCGGGGTGCAGATATTGCAACGGGCCGTATCTGTGTTCAAACTTTTTGTGTTCACTGTGCCATAATGTGTAATTCACATGGCGCAGATTTACCAAAATTGTTTGTCCGTCTACATATACAGAAGGATTCATCAGGCCGGTACCCGACAAATCGGCTGGAATGATCAAGGGTTGTATACTGCCGCCGGCAGCAATTGCGGGTTTGGCCAACCCGTTTTTATAAATTTGTTGGGATAATGATGTAGTCACACATACATTTATGCCTATACAATCCATGTGTGACTAAATCTATTCAACTACGGGGTAATCACAGTCTACCCACCACAACTTCAATAACACCAACACCGTTTCCGTAGTATGATTGCAGTGCTTTACCGATAATCACCCCTGGTTGGTATCTAGCCATATCCAATGCTTCGGCTACTCCTGCTCGATTGCTAGTTACAACTCTATCGCCGGCCGTGATGTTACCAATCACGCTCACAGGCACACGCCCGGTCAGTGCCACTGCCACTGTGAATTCGCCTTGCAATCCAGAATTCATCACGTGTGCAGGATTGGTAGATACCACGCCAGCAACTCTATAATCATGACTCACAGAGTTGATGGTAACTTCTTGGTTGCCACCAAATATCAACACAGTACCTGGGGTGTATTCGGCATCGGTGGTATACATTTCTGCCAAGTCAGCGTACAGTGCTGTGGTAGCTTGTGCAAACAATCTGTTAAAGTAACCAGTTGCGTTACCAATATTACCAACTGCATTGCCTTGCCCGCCATTGGTAATTGTCCCAGCTAATCCAATAGTTGTTGCATTAAGCCCTAGATATGTATTAGTAGATGATATTGATGACCATTGCACATTTTGTGCAAAGTTGGTAAATTGTAATAACCCTTGAGTATCGCCAGTTCCGGCTACAACTCGCACACCCCAACCTTGTGCAGCCACGGTTGTAGCTGCTACACCGCTTGCTGCGGTCACTGCACCAGTTACTGATACCAATCCACCAGTGTGACTTGCGGCATTGACTGTGGCCAATACTGAAAGTATATTTGTTGAAGCATCAAATGTTATCCCGGTAGTATCAACGTTGGCAATTTGGTTGCTGCCGGCAGCACCTACCATCACAGGGTACAGTGTGCCCGATGCAACGTTGGCAGCATTTATAGTGGTGCTTGGACCAGCTGTACCTTGTGCGCCAGTTCCGCCACCTACACCTTGAACACCTTGTGCGCCAGTTCCACCAGTTCCGCCACCTACACCTTGAACACCTTGTGCGC